TCAATAGAAAAATTTTATATTTTTGATGCAACAGGATTAACTAATCCTACTAACCTTACAATCAAAACTGCATCTGGAACAGGATTTACTTTAGATGCTGCGAAAATTTACGCAGCATATTCTGATGGAACAAATTTAAATGAAATTTCATTAGACACTTTAGGTGGCACTGTTGCTGCTGCTCAAATTGCAGATGATGCTGTAACTACAGATAAAATTTTAGACGACAATGTGACTTATGCAAAAATGCAAGACACATCTGCTGATAATAGAGTTTTAGGCGCTGCTACTGCTGGAACAATTGGTGAAGTGCAAGTTGCATCTGCTATGATTGCTGACGATGCTGTTGGCGCAAATCAATTAGCAGATACGGCTGTTAGTGCAGGATCTTATACAACTGCTGACATTACTGTAGACGCACAAGGGAGAATTACTAGTGCTGCTACTGGATCAGCAGGATCATCAGATACAGGTGCATTCATTTTAAAAGAGGTTATAGGTGGACCCGCTTCAGGAACTTACACAGCCAACACTAATGCTAAATCAGTTTATGTAATGGCTATGGGTGGAGGCGGAGGTGGAAACCAAAGTAGCTTTGGTGGCTACGGTGGATTTGGAACTTATTATGAAGATGTTTCTGCATCTCCAGGATTCACTGCTCCTTACTCTGTCGGTGCTGGTGGAAACATGGGTGGTACAGGTGGAACAACTACATACACATCCCCATTGACTCCAGGAACACCGTTAAGTTGCACAGGTGGTACAGGATCATCTGGAGGAACTAATGGAACTGCTACCAACTCTCATATAGATTATACAGCTGTGGATTTCTTTTCACTCAATACAAATCCAAATAGAAATGCTGGAACTTACTACATGGGGATGCCTACAGGTAATGCTGTTGGTGATACTTACAACGGAAATAGACAACTTTTAGGACAAGGGGGTCAAAGTATTGGAGGATCTCCGATACCTGCTCCTTCTTATTTTGGAAGTGAAGGTGCGATTGTAATTTATGAAGGGTTTTAATTATGAGTAAATGGGCTATTTTTAGTAAAAATTTAGACGCAAATAATTTTTATAGACTTTCTAATACAGACGAGATTAAAGATTATTATTTTGATACTAATGTTTATACTTCTGTTGTTTTAACAGAGCAGCAGTATGGAGATATTTTAAAGAAAAATAAAAAAGCTGAATATAACCACAGTACAAATACTTTAAATTTGACAGATATAAACTACGAACAAGAAATTTTAGACAATGGATTTACTGTAAGTTATTTAGATGTTGAGGGAGCGACAGCTGAAAAAGAAGGCATTATTTCTAGTATAGATCGTTATTTAAAACATTACGATTCTAGCGCACCAGGACAAACTTGGATTTCTTCTAAAAAAACAATGCTAAATAATTTAAATGTTTCTACTATTGATTATACACAAAATTTTAAAAATTTTGTGACCGCACTAGAAAGCACAGGGGAAGAAGCGTTTGACGTTACTCTGATACCATAGTATAATAGTCATTATGTTTCATAAAGACATAGAGTTTATAGCTCATGAAAGCTATATAGATAATAAATTTGATAAAGACAGTTGGCCAAAACCAGCTTCTAATTTTGTACCAAATTGGTATAAAGAAATTAAACACTCCCTTAATGAACATACTGCTAAAGGATGTATGCCCTTTTTAGATTCTTTAACTGCGGGTTATATAATAACTGTGCCCCAAGATATTAGAGTACAAAAAAAAATCACTGAAAGAGGTGAGGAATTTTTTTGGAGTTTTGCCTACAAGAATGCATCTTTGAATCCTTTAGCTATAAATATTAATACTACATTAGTAGAATCCCTGCACCAACCTCAACAACTCGGTTCTAAGTGTCCTTACCATAAAGTAAATAAGAAAGATAATGGATATCTTAAAATTCTGAATCCATGGACAATTAAAACTCCTCCAGGTTATTCCTGTTTGTTCACACCTCCTTTAAATAATCCTGATTTTAGATTTCAAGTAATTTCTGGAATAGTAGACACTGATATATTTAACCAACCTGTTAACTTTCCAATAATAACAAATACCTTACATAAAGATATTGAAGATTCTTTAATTAAGAAAGGAACACCACTTGTGCAAGTTATTCCTTTTAAAAGAGAAAATTGGAAATCTAGTTATAAAAAGGACAAGGGTAGAGATGTGCTTTATAAATTTAATTTATGGAAATCTACCTTCATCGGGACTTATAAAAATAAGGTTTGGAATAAAAAAATATGGAAGTAAAAACAGCAATAAAAATATATGATGATGTTTTACATTTACCTACATTAGGTACATTTTTAAAGGTTATCAATTCACTTAATTTTAAACAAGCTGGGCTCGTAGGAAACTCTGATACCCCCCTTGTTGTAAACGAAAAAATTAGAAAAGTATTTGACCACACTATTAGATTGAATGGAGAAAGTCGTACTGAAACACATTGGTGGAATTTGTTATACAAAATATTTACAGATCATATATTTAAATACTGTAAAGAACTTAATTTAAACCCCCATCACACTGTAAGAAGGATAGAGGAAATAACTGTTTTAAAATATGAAGATACTGGTCATTATAAGTGGCATTCAGATCATGATTGTATTGCTCCTCGAACATTAAGTTTAATTTATTTATTAAACAATGATTATGAAGGTGGAGAACTTATGTTCAAAAACATAACTACAAACGAAATTATGAAAATAGAGACAAAGCCAAACAGGATTATAATTTGGCCCAGTAATTTTCTTTACCCACATAAAGTTGACGCAGTAACGAAAGGAATAAGGTATTCAGTTGTATGTTGGGGACTTTAAAAAAAGATTTTAAATATAAATTAATAGATAACTTTTTTACTAAAGAAGAATTAATTATTTTAAATAATTACGTAGATATAAAACATAAAGATAATAGAAAAAGTTTTGATTTTAATCAATCTAACACTATGGATACATATTTTTTTGCTGACCCATTAATGGAAAGCTTTATGTTACAAAAACAATCTTTAATGGAAAAAGAAACTAACCTTCAACTTTTACCTACATATTCTTTTTGGAGGATGTATACACTAGAAGCTGAATTAACAAAACATAAAGACAGACCTTCTTGTGAAATAAGTGCTACCGCTATGATTGGTTCAGATGGCACACAATGGCCAATATACATGGAGGGTAAACCTTTTCATTTATCTCCAGGACAAGCTATGATTTATTTAGGTTGTGAATTAGATCACTGGAGAGAACCTTTTAAAGGTGATTGGCATGCTCAAACTTTTATGCATTATGTAGATGCAAACGGAGAGAACAAAAAATATAAATGGGATAGGAGAGGCTTTGTTGGACAAACAAATAATACTAGATGAGAATATTATCTATAAACACAAGCCACCATGCTTCTGTGTGTATTGTTGAAGATGGCATAGTAACTTTTTATTTAGAATCTCAAAGAATAGATCGAAAAAAATATTCATCTGATTTAGAACCTGCTTTTACTACTTTAAAGGGAACAGAATTTGATATGTGTATTTATTCAGGATATGAAAATCATTTTACAGTTGTAGAAAAACTTAGAGATAACATAAAAACATTAAAAGAAAAATATAAACTAAAATGGGCGCGTGAAGAATTTATAAATCATCATCATTTTAATCATGCTGCTTGTGCTTTTTTTAATTCAGGTTTTAAAGAATCTTACTGTATTGTTGCTGATGGTAGTGGTATTCATCAATATAAAAATAATAAGTATTTAGGAAGAGAAATTTTTTCTATTTATAAATTAAAGCATCCTAACCAAAGACAATTAATATATCAAATATGTGCTAATCCAGATGGATTATTTTATCAAGAAGGAAACCAGGTGTCTGAAAACACTTTTAGTTTAGGTAGAATGTTTGAAACGGTACAGAAGATTGTCGAAACAAAAGAATCAGGTGGAGTAATGGGTTTATCTGCTTATGGTAAATATAATAAAAATATTAAAAGAATATTAAAAATAAATAAAACAGGGTTTTCTACAAATTTAAGAAACCTATATACTTTATTATCCTATTTTAAAAAAGATGATAACCAATTTAATGCTCAAAATATATCTTATAGGGTTCAAAAAGATTGTCAAAGTATTGTAAAATTTTTTATTAAAAAAATATTAAAAAATGAAAAAAATGCAAACATATGTCTTTCAGGAGGTTTCTTTCAAAACTGTGTAGCTAATTATGAATTTTTGAAAACCTCTTCTAACATTTATGTAGATCCATGGAGCCATGATGGAGGAACAGCTATCGGTGCGGGCTTAACTGCTTATTATGAATTAACTAAAGATCCTACTATAAGAACTTTAAAAAATTTATATTTAGGTCCCAAGCAAGAAATAAAAAAAATTGTAAAATTAAATGTTACAGTTGAACGGTGCCATTGGTCCTTAAAACATGTTTTAAAAGGAGAAGAAACAACCGCCAAACAAGTAGCTAAATTAATTTCTAATAAAAACGTAGTTGCTATATTTCAAAGCAGATCAGAAGCTGGACCGAGAGCCTTAGGAAATAGGTCTCTATTATATGATTCTAGAGACCCTAAAGCTAAAGAAGTAGTTAACTTAATAAAAAAAAGAGAATGGTATAGGCCTTATGCAGGAACTATTTTACAAGAACAGGCGCAGGAATGGTTTGATTTAAGAGGAAAAAAAGAAACACCTTTTATGTCCTATGCCTTAAAAGTTAAAAAAGACAAAGAAAAATTAATACCTGGTATTTTACACATTGATAATACATCTAGAATGCAAACACTCAAATATGAGGATAACCCAAATTATTATAACTTATTGAATGAGTTTTATAATTTAACAGGCATACCTACTTTTTTAAATACCTCCTTGAACTTAGCGGGAGAACCCTTAGTAGAAACATTTAGTGACTCTCTGTCTTTTATTACTAGGGGTGATGTAAACTATTTATATTTACCTGAAAAAAATTATATGATTGTAAAACATGAAAAGTGATAAAAATTATTTAGTTGAATATTTATTTCCTACCCCAATATATACTACAGTTCTTGAAGGAAGGGATATTGAGTTAGTTCAATATGAAATTTCAAATAAAATTGAAAATTTAAAATTTAATAAAAAACAAGAGTGGGGAGACACTCATGCATTAAGCTCTATTGATTTTAAAAAATGTGTTATCAAAGAATTAAATTTAATTAATTTTAGAAAAATATTACATATAAACTTAAAAAAATATTGTGATTCAATTAATTTTACTCCTAAAAATTATCTTAGCGAATCATGGTTTACTTTGTTTAAAAAAAATGATTATGGTCATTCTCATATTCACGGCAATGCAGATATAAGTGGAGTCTACTACTACAAGACAAATGAAAAAGATGGAGATATTTTATTTGATAATCCAAGCCCACAAGTGCCGATGTCAAAATGTTTTAGTTTAAATTCGTCTTGGAAACATACACCTAAAGTAGGTAAACTTTTACTTTTTCCAAGCTATTTAAGCCATAGTATACAAAGAAACACCACAGAAGAAGACAGAATAAGTTTATCTTTTAATATTACTTTTTTTCCTGAAAGCTATGATAACCCTAATATACGATAATTTTTTAACAAAAGAAAAATGTTTGGAATTAAAAAACACCCATGATACAAATCAACCTGTGTTTAGAGATACCTACCCCATGCCTATAAATTTAAATAATACGTTGTTAGATAAAATAAATAAAGTATCTTTAGGACTAGCTAATTCTGTTGTGGATTGGGCTCAGATTGTTTATTGGCCTACAAACTCTTATCAAAAATTACATTATGACACAGCATCACCAGAAACAACTTTGTCTTCTATTTGTTATTTAAACGACTCTTTTACAGGCGGCCAAACATACTTTGATGAAGGGACTATATTTTCTGTAAAAACAGGAAGAATAATTTTTTTTGATGGAAATTATTTTTTACATGGTGTAAAAAAAATAGAATCTGGAGACAGATATACTTTAGCTATATGGTATAAGAAAGCATCATGATATTAAAAAAAGCTGCATCTAAAGAACTGTTAAATTTAATTTATAGAAATGCTTTGAATAGTAAAAATTGGAATTTTTTATACCCACAAAATAATGAAGAAAAACATGCTAAAATAAATGTTTACTCAATTGAAGAACAGCATGATGTTAAAGATAAATTTTTGTTAGGTTTATGCACAAGCCTTTTGTTGGAAGTTTATAAAAATGGAGGTAAAAATTATTTTAATAATAATTTTCCATCTTATATAGGTATAAGTATGAAAGATCAGTTTAGGTCTGATAATTTACATACAGACGAAGATCCTCATTATAAAAAAAATATAAAAATACTAGGTTTACTTAACCCAGAATGGAAAAAAGAATGGGGAGGTGGTTTTGTACATGGGGAAAAATTATATTCAATAGAGCCTGGTGATTTCGTTGTTTTCGATTCTACGGTTTCACATAAAGCTGAAGATATAACAATAAATAAAAAAAGAATTGCTTTAGACTTTTCTTTAGATGGGATTTAATGTTTGATTACACAGTTAATATAATACCTAAGCAATTAGATCTATTTTTATTAGAAAGTAAACTACAAGACATGTCTTGTATAAATTATTTTAAAGAAAAAATAGATGCAGGTGTTATTGATTCTGAAAATAATCAAAAAACTAATGTAAAAGGTAAAATGACAGATTGGAAATATTTTAATGATGATGAAGTGCTCCATAAATTTTTAAGAGAAATAAATCACCTTATGTTTAAATTTGTACTTCCGCATCAAAAACTTTTAATTCAATCTTCTTGGGGAAATATTCTAGAGGGAGAAGACTATGTAGAACAACATGATCACATAGGTGCTAATATTGCTGGTGTTATTTATTTAACTGATATAGGTCCTGGACTTGATTTGCCTGATTTCAACAGAACTATTAAAGAAGAGATAGGTAAATTTATATTATTTCATCCTCATAGTTTACATGGTGTAAAAAAAACAAATCTAAAAGGAAAAAGATACACTTTAGCCTTTAATATATATGCAACAAATTATTGGGAATAGTGAAGAAATTTAAGGCTATTTAAATCTAATATTCTGTGGTTGTAAGACATATTTTTTGCTTCTTTCATTCTCTATATATTTAATATATAATATAAATCAGATATTTTAAAGGTTCTTATATGCTACAAAAAATAGGGTTTTTACCAGGATTCAACAAACAAATTACCCCCACAGGTGCTGAAGCACAATGGACAGGTGGGGAGAATGTGCGTTTTAGATATGGTACTCCTGAAAAAAT